TAGATGTAGCATTACCATATAAAGAAATTAAATATGCGTATGAAGATTTAAAGTCTTACTTATCAATAGTACATCAACAATTATTTAATCAAGAGTGGGGAACATTAGACTACAATCAAGATACAACTGCTAACTTTATAGATGGTAAAAGTTACAAGATTATATTACCCTTTTCACATTTTAAATATGAAAGACTTTCAAATATAGCTAATAGTGCAATTACGTCAATACAATGGGGATGGAGTGTTAATGAAAATCAAGAAGCATATAAAGACAAACCATTAGTGTTTTATCCGTTAAGGAAGTCTGGAGACAATATATCTTATTTAAACCCAAATAATCAAGACGAGGGAATAGCAAACTATAACATACCTAGCAACAGTAGATTTACAAATGACGTTTCTGGGCAAAACAATATACACTTTAATGCAGAGAATAACGAATATGATAGACCTGTAACATCTTTTGATGGAACTTTATTTAAGAACTATTATGAGAACTATATAACAAGAATATTTGATTCTAAGAACAGACTGACAAAAATAAAAGCAAAGCTACCTTTAAATATATTGTTAAACTTTGAGTTGAATGATAAATTTAAAATTAACGAACAAGAATATAGAATAAACAGCATAACAACTGACTTAACAACAGGGGAAGCAGATATAGAATTATTAAACGTATGATAAAGAATATATTAGATTTACTAGCATTTGTAGATGATGGTAGTGAAAACATAAAAATAGCAAAGGGCAAATATAAGTTGCCAGAGACATTAAAAGAAGGGTTTCAGCAACTTAAGAAGGAATTAAAACAAATTAAAAAACAAATAAAATGAGTCAGGTAGTATATATAAATTTTGAATTAAAATACAAAGAAGCTGTTAAGAACTTGGATGAAATGCAGAAAGAATACACCAAGTTAGAAAAAAAGGTTGAGGGTTACGAAAAAAAAGTAGAAAAGGCTGCAAAGAAACAAGGTGATTTTGGTAAAACACTTGATAAATTTACAGGTGGTGCAGTTACTAAATTTAATGAACTTACAAAAGGTATAAAAAGTGCTGGACTTGGTTTTAAAGGTCTTAATGCAATCCTTATGGCAAGTGTTATTGGTGCTTTTGTAGCTACTGTTACTGCATTAGGAGCAGCATTTACACAATCAGAAGAAGGGCAAGAAAAACTACAAAGAGGATTAGCAGCATTAGGGGCTGTAACAAAGCAAGTAATGGATGCTTTTGCAGATTTTGGGGAAGCTATAATAGAAGCATTTACAAACCCAATGGATTCTTTAAAAAGCTTAGGTAAAGGATTGCTGAAATTTATAATAAACCCAGTAGGAACTATTGTAGATGGTTTTGAGGGTGCAGCGGAATCAGTATCTAATTTTGTAAAAGAAACTGTAAGTGAGGTAAGTGCTATAGATAAAGTAACAAAAGCCAGACAAAAAGCTCGAAGAATAGAAAGAGACCTACAAGTAGAAAGAGCTAAAGCAAACAGAGATATAAATGATTTAAGATTAAAAGCTGAGGATAGAGAAAAGTTTTCCGCATCTGAAAGAATAGAACTTCTTAGGAAAGCACAAGCAATAGAAGAAAACATTACACAAAAAGAGATAGCAGCTCAGAAATTGCTTATTAAAGCTCAAGAGGAAGAAATGGCTCTGGGTAAAAATACTATTCAAGACAAAGACAAGCTTGCAGAGTTACAAGCTAAACTAATTAACTTAGACACTAAAAGATTAAGAAGTCAAAGATTGCTACAAACACAAATCACAACTGCTACTAATCAAGAAAAAGCAGAAAGGGAAAGAGAAGCGGCAGAAAAACAAAAACAATTAGATGATGAAGCTGCAGCAGAACAAAAAAGAAAAGAGCAAGAGGCTAAAGAACAAGAAAAATTAGATGAACAAAGAAGAAAGAACTTAGAAGACCAATTAGCACATCAAGAATATATAGAAAAAGCTAAAGTTGCTGTAATAGGTCAAACATTTGGTCAATTAGCAAACATATTAGGTAAAAACTCTAAAGCAGGTAAAGCATTTGCTATAGCACAAGCATTAACTAATACTTATCAAGGTGTTACAGAAGTTTTATCTACAAAATCTACACTCCCAGAACCATTTGCAACTATATCAAGAATAGGTAATATTGCAACAGTATTAGCAACAGGTTTCCAAGCAGTAAAACAAATTAAATCAGCAGACAAACAGGCATCACCTGCAGGCATAAGTGCTTCAGCAACTTCATCAGTAGCACAAGCACCCGCGTTTAATATTGTAGGGGCAGGTGTAACAAACCAATTAGCTGATGTTATAGCAGGACAGTCTGCACAACCTACAAGGGCTTATGTGGTTTCTAATGATATAAGTACAGCACAAGAACTAGACAGAAATATTATAGAAGGAGCAAGCATTGGATAAACAAAATTATTAATTAATACGTTATACATATATGAGAATAGTTGAACTTATTTTAGGAGATGATGAACTAACAGGAATTGAAGCTATTTCGGTTGTAGAGAATCCTGCGATAGAGGAAGATTTTATAGCACTTAAAAACGAAGAAATAAAACTTGCTGAGGTAGATGAAGAAAAGCGTATTCTTATGGGTGCTTTACTTATTCCTAACAAACCAATCTATCGTAAAAAAGGAGATGAAGAATATTACATATACTTTTCTAAACAAACTGTAGAAAAAGCATCACAGCTTTATTTAATGAACGGAAACCAATCTAAAGCTACATTAGAACACCAACATACGATTAACGGACTAACATTAGTAGAATCTTGGTTAGTAGAAGATGAGGTACATGATAAATCTCGTAAGTATGGGTTGAATGTTCCTGTAGGTACTTGGATGGGCTCTGTAAAAGTAAACAATGATGAAATATGGAATAACTTCGTTAAAACAGGCAAGGTTAAAGGTTTTTCAATAGAGGGTTACTTTGCAGACAAGATGGAAAGACCTAAAGAACCTGTAAACGATTTTGATGAAGAAGAAGCAACAGATATGCTTTCTACACTAAAACAAATATTAAGAAACGAAGAATTAGAATCTTATAGTGATTATCCTAATGCACTTAAGAGTAATGCAAAAAGAGGAATAGAACTAAACAAAACAGTAAACAATAAATGCGCTACACAGGTAGGTAAGGTAAGAGCAAAACAGCTTGCACAAGGAGAGCCTATATCTAAAGAAACAATAAAGAGAATGTACTCCTTTTTAAGCAGAGCGGAAGAATATTATGATGAAGGAGATTCTAAAGCTTGTGGCACTATTTCTTATTTACTCTGGGGTGGTAAAGCAGGTTTACGATGGTCTAAGTCTAAATTAAAAGAATTAGGAGAAATAGAATTAGAATCTATAGCAGTAAACGAAGAGTATGCTATTATCGATGATAGATTAGCATATTCATCTAAAGAAAAAGCTGAAGAGATGGCTAAAAACATAGGATGTGAAGGAATGCACGAACACGAGTTTGAAAACAAGACTTGGTATATGCCTTGTGAGTTTCATAATAAAGAAGATTTGTCTTATGGGAAATGCCCTAAAGGTTATAAAAAAAAAGAAGGCAAATGTGTAAAGATGGCAGAAGTAGGACCAAAAGGAGGAATAAAGAAATCTCCTAAAGCACCTAAGTCTAATACACCAAACAAAAACCCAAAAGGTAAAGGCACAGCAAAAGGTGATGCATCAACATCAAGAGGGGCTAAAGTATCAAAGGCTGATGAAGATACACTTAAAAATAAGTCTGACGACTTTAATGAAAGATACAAAGACAAATTAGGGTATGGTGTTACTGTAGGCAAACTTAAAGCTGTATTTCAAAGAGGATTAGGTGCTTTTAATACGGGACATAGCCCCAATGTAAAAAGTGCTAGTCAATGGGCTTTTGCAAGGGTAAATGCTTTTTTATACTTAGTAAAGAACGGAAGACCACAAAACGCTAAATATACAACTGATAATGACCTTTTACCTAAAGGACATCCAAAAAATAAATAGTGCCAAGAAAAGTTATAAGTGTATATAAAAAACCAAAAAGAAAATCACATCCACATAGCAAAAATGCTAGTGTAGGACAAAATGGTTATAAAAAAAAATATAAAGGACAAGGAAGATGAAAAAATTTATAACACCTAGCAAAACAAGTCCAAAAGGTGGACGCAGAGGTTGTTTATGTAAGGATGAAACTTATTCAGTAAAATGCTGTAAAGGCAATATGATAAACCAAGGCATTGGAAAAATTTAAAAATGCAAATATAAATTTAAACACGTTATAGTAATATGAAATCAACAGAAATCTTAAACAAAATCAAGACTTACTTAGGGGAAGAAGTACAAGAAGAATCTCCAAAGCAAGCATTAGAACTAGCACAACTTAAGCTAGAAAATGGAACTGTATTGGAAGCTGAGGCTTTTGAGGCAGGAAACGAAATATTTATTCTTACAGAGGATGAAAAGGTAGCTCTACCTAAGGGGGAATACCTTATGGAAGATGGAAAAATGCTTTCTATACAAGAAGAAGGGATTATTGCTGAAATTAAAGCTGAGGAAGAAAAAGAAGAAGAAGTAGAGGAAGAAGATAAAGAAGAAATGAAGTACGTTTCAAAAGAAGAATTTAACTCTGCCGTTGAAGAAATCAAAGGTATGATTAATGAACTAAAGGAAGTTAAAGAAGAAAAAGAAGAAATGGCAAAACAAGTTAAGGAAGAACTAAGTGAAACTCCTGCTGTTGAACCTATTGCTCACAATCCTGAAGTTCAAGAGAAATTTAAAGTAAGGTTCGGTAATAACCGAAAAGAAACAACTTTAGATAGAGTAATGAAAAAATTAACCAATAATTAAAATTAAATAAAATGCCAAATCCAACTATTACAAGTAGTAGCTACGCAGGTGAATTCGCAGGTAAATATATTGCTGCATCTTTATTGACAGCAAAAACCTTAGATGATGCTGCTATTAGCATACTACCAAACATTAAGTACAAAGCTGCTATGAAAGTAGGGGCTTTCTCAAACTTAGTAAGAAGTGCTGACTGTGACTTTGATTCATCAACTTCAGGTCTTACACTTACTGAAAAAGTACTAACGCCAACTGAACTGCAAGTAAATTTACAAATTTGTAAAAAAGAGCTTCATTCGGATTGGGAAGCGGCTCAGATGGGCTTCTCAGCGTTCGACAACCTACCAAAATTATTTTCTGACTTCGTTATAGCAAGAGTAGCTGCAGAGGTAGCGAGTGCTACTGAATCATCTATTTGGAGTGGCTCAGCAGGAGAAGGAAACTTTGATGGTTTTGTTACACTTGCAACAGCAGACTCTACAGTAGTAGATGTAGCTAAAGCAACTGTAACATCATCTAACGTAATTGCTCAATTAGGAGCTATCGTTGATGCTATTCCATCAGCAGTTTACGGAGCAGATGACCTTATTATCTATGTATCATCAAACATCTATAGAGCTTACATTAGAGCTTTAGGAGGGTTTGGAGCATCAGGTTTAGGAGCTGCTGGTTATGACAACAAAGGTAACAACCAATCATTAGATGGTTTGTTTTTTGATGGTGTTAGAATCTATCAATCTTCAGGTTTTGCTGACAATAATGCAATCGCTGCAAGGTCAAGCAATCTTTTCTTCGGCACGGGATTACTAAACGATAGAAATGAAGTGAAGGTAATTGATATGTCAGATATTGACGGTTCACAAAATGTGAGAGTAGTTATGAGATATACAGCAGGATGCCAAATCGGTGTAGGTGCTGACGTAGTTCTTTACTCTTAATTAACTAACATATAAAGGGGTAGTTAACCCTACCCTTTTTTAACAACTTAAAATTATGGCTTGTACATTAACAACAGGTAGAAAAGTTCCTTGTAAATCGGCAGTAGGTGGTCTAAAGACTGTTTACTTTGCAGATTACGGAACTCTTGGTGCATCTACGATTGTAGGAGGAGAAGTTACTGCTTTAGCAGGAAGTCCTGCTTTATTTCAGTTTGATATAAAAGGCAATTCTTCTTTAGAAACAGCAGTAAACAGCTCAAGAGAAAACGGAACTACATTCTACGAATCAACATTAAACTTGACACTTACGTTTCTTGAAAAAGCTACACAGGAAGAACTAAAATTAATCGCACACGCAAGACCACACGTTTTTGTAGAAGATTATAATGGTAATTACTTTGTAATGGGATTAGAACACGGAGCAGAGGTAACAGGTGGTACGATTGTAAGTGGAGCAGCTATGGGAGACCTTAGTGGTTTTACTTTAACACTTGTAGCGCAAGAAACTGCACCGCCTTACTTTATTACAGGCTCTGTAGTAACAGGAGATGCAAGTGCAACTCAAATAACACCAAACTAAAATAATTTTTGTATATTTATTAAAGTTTTCATTAATTTTTAGTTTATTTTGATTTAAAAGGGGAGTTTCTAACTCCTCTTTTTTTATACACAAAATTTAAACTATATACGTTATATAAGTATGATACACTTAACAACATCTGCATCAGCACAAACTTTCAAAATAATTCCTAGAAGTTATGCTTCAAGTGTGAGTATGATTTTAAGAGATGATTCAACTAACACCTCAACGACATACACAGTAAGCACAACGACAGACAAGAATTACTTAGTAGTGTCTAAAGCATTAAGTCCTGTATTAGTAGAAGGAAGGTTTTATGACCTAACATTAAAAGAAGGAAGTAATGTAATATATAAAGACAAGGTTTTTTGTACAGACCAAACTATATCTAGCTATTCTGTTAATAGTGGAGAATATTCTGTTCCAACAGGCAATGATGTCTTTGATAATGATTATATTGTAATATGAAAAATAAATCAGATTTAAGTATTGTAAGTTTAAGCACTTATACTTCACCACAAGTAAAAGAAGTAAGAGGAAAAGACTTTATAGAATACGGAGAAGACAACAACTACTTCCAATATCTAATAGACAGATATAACGGAAGCCCTACTAATAACGCTATTATAAATGGTGTTAT